TAGTCATGTACTGATTTAGTACATTGATAAAACACCAGGTTAGTTTAATTTACCACTACTATAGTGGTATTACTACAAGGAGGACGTATGACAACCACAAGAACACGTGTCAGGGATGAAACTGAAGCGGTCTACCTACATGCTGATGAATATGTAGGCAGTAACCCTCCAAATCATCCAATTTGGCAGCTTTCCAATCAAGGAAAGTGGAGTAGCATGTCCGACAACATTAACCCTGCTTGGAAACGAGCGAGGGGGCGTGTTGCCGTTTTAAGTGACATGCATCTCAGTGTCTTGGAGCGTCAAGTCTCCGATGGCCATCTTACGTATTCCGACTCCTCTGGAGACGGTTATACGTGCAGTTGGTCTGGTGATCTTGCGTCGTTGGTTGAACCGTTTTGCCCACCGGATACACCCCTGGGAGCTTATGAGTCCCAGATGTCGGACCTCGCATTAGTCAAAGCTTACGCTAAGATTGATGCGGCTCCGATTATCTCAGGTGAGATTCTTGCCGATTTGGGCAAGACTATTGGCATGTTGCGGCGTCCATTTAGTGGTGCTGGAAAGCTCTTAACCAAGATGATTAAGAGACGAAAAGTACTACTGAATACTCTAGACGTACCGAAAGCGAACGGCCAAACATGGCTCGAGTATAGGTACGGCTGGAAACCTCTGCTTCTTGATGCTGATGCAGCTTTTACATTGGCGCATCAGTGCTTGAAGACAACACAGAGGCGGTTCCTTGTAGCCCGTGGTCAGGAGAGTTCGTCTTTTTCAAGGACGATCAGCTTCTCGGACCACCCTTCGGCGGCGCCAATTGGCGCCTTCAAATGCACAGGGTCGTATACTCAGCATCAAGAGTTACGGTGTTGTGCCGGAGTAATTTATGATGTTCGAAACCGAACATCACCTGAAGCTATTTCGGGTCTGCTGGGCACTCGTGCTCAGGATTTACCTAGAACTGCTTGGGAAATTATTCCGTTTTCGTTTGTAGTTGACTGGTTTGTCAACGTTGGAAGTTGGTTACAGGCGATAACGCCTAACCCTGATGTTAACATTCAGGGCTCATGGATGACCCGTGTGAATAAACGCTCCGTGAAGTTAAACGGTGGCACTCTTTCATACGGTCCATGGGGCACACCTCCGACAGTACATGTAGGGTCTTACGGTTCATCAGTCCGTTCTTGGACTGATGTATCACGTATTTCAAACCCCCAGTTACCTGCAACACCCACCTCCACTGTTCGACCATTGTCGACAGTACAGCAAGTCGATGCGATGGCATTGCTCTTAAAACCTTTAGTTAAGGTAGTCAAGAGTTTTGTCCACTGACACGACAAAGGAGATGCAAAATGGCGTTGAAAAACATGTCATTAACGGCCGATGCGACAATCACTGTCACGAACGGCACTGCACAGGTGTTTGCTGATGATGGCATCACCATCCCCAACGGTGTGCATCTGGTAGTTCCCGCTGATGCGGACTATCAGACAAGAAGGCAAGTTACTGCAAAGTACAAGCCACCAATTCTTGATGCAAGAACCGGCGTTTATGGCAAAGATAGGAAATCAATTTCCTATACTTTCCCTGTTGTGTTGGAAGACGGCAAAGTTTTCTTTGAAGTCCTCCGAATTGAACGCGAGATGCATCCGTCCAGTTCTGCGGCAAGAGCTACCGAAATTAACAAAATCGGTGCGCAATTGCTCGTTGATTCTGACACGGATGGCTTCTGGGGTAACGGGTCAGTTTCTTGATCCGCTAGTAATTCAACCTTAACTTAACAAAGGAGGTTGCATGAAACGCAGTGTCAATGCGCCACATGGCGTGAAACCGAAGAAATATTCGGTTGACAGGATGATGCACAACACCGCATTGTCTCTAATCAGAGACTTCCAGACTAACCTAAACGATCAGTCCTTTTGCAGTAATCTTAGGACGGTACTAATGTCCGAAGATATTAAGGAGATACGCAGGTTGGAACCGCAAACGAATGCCGATATGAGTGTTGCTGAATTTAAAGCAACTTATCAAATGGCCTCGTTGTTTAAGAGATATAGACATCAGCCTGATGTCTACAGCGATAATGAGTTGACTGAAAAGGCGATTTTTACCTTTAAGCAAACTCAGGATCGGATTCGTGCCGTCAATTTTGACCAACTAGATGCATCTACTAAGTTGGTACTTGATTGTGCACGAATTTACATTGCCGAAACATTAGGCGTGTACGACGACGAAGAATGTCGTAATCTCTGTCGGTTTGGAAGGCGGGCATCGGTAGGGGTTCCTGCACGAGCTGCTTCAGAAGCGGCTCGATGGGAATTGCCAATTTCCGGTTCCTCAGAGCAAATTGCTTGGTTTGATTCAGAAATGAGTCAAGTTGAGTGTGTCCAAGAATATTGGGCAGCTCAAAAGAACAGTGACCTTCGCCATGGAATACCGGCAAGGCCCATTTACCAAGTAATAGACTCGCTGAAACTGATGCTAGTCCCGAAAACGTACAAGTCTCTACGCGCGATTATGCCGAATACGACAATAGGCTCTTATATGAGTTACGGTCTAGGCGAAATTATGCGTAAAAGACTTCTGCGAGGAGGCTACGACATTAGGTCTCTACAAATGAGACACCGTTCGTTAGCCCGGTTAGCTTCAACTAACGATTTGTTAGTTACAGCTGATCTGTCGAGTGCTTCTGATTCGATTTCAGTTGCTCTTGTCAACTATCTCTTTCCTTCTGACTGGGTCGATATTTTGACAAAGTCAAGAATTGAGAAAGTTGAGTTGCCGACACATGAGTGCATTGAGTCACAAACTTTCTGCACTATGGGTATCGGCTTCACGTTTCCTTTGCAGACGTTGGTCTTCCTGGCTCTTCTCAAGGCTATACAAGCGATATCGTTTAACCGCTTGGATAGGCGAACCATAAGCGTTTACGGCGACGACATGATCTACAGTTATCGTCAACATGCTTTGGTTCTGTTTCATTTTGAGAAGCTTGGTTTCGTGTTAAATGTTGATAAAACATTTGCACAAGGCCATTTCAGGGAGTCTTGCGGTGGTGATTACTACCGCGGGGTGGACGTACGACCATTCCAACCACAGAATGGTTCGGCAACCGTAGGCAAACTCGCCTATGAGGCCATGCTCTATAAGTTCATCAATGGCTTACTTGCCAGATGGACTGAGCATGAGATTGAAGGGACATTGGACTTTCTCGCATCTGAGATAGTTTCGGTATGTGGAGCCCTGAGAAGGGTCCCTTCCGATTATCCAGATGATTCAGGAGTCAAATGTCCAACCATTAAGTCGCATGAGTTTTTGCGACGTACACGGGTTACACGTCTAACACATTTGGGTTCCGGACAATTCCGCTTCTCGTTTCTTAGGCTTGTGCCTAATTTTCGAGAGGAGAATCGTCATGAACCATTTATGTGGTGTAACCTGCGACGACTTGATCCAGTTGTTAACTACTCTGGTCAAATTCGTATGGTCTCTGACCCACCTGTCATGGTCCTTTTGAAAAGGATTTTTGATTTTGGGTCAGAAGTTTCACCTCTTTTGTTACGTGAGGTGAAACCAGTCAAGCTTATCCGGAGTGAATTAACCGGTAAGCGCCTACGCCGAAAACTTTCTTATGTGACTGTTAGTCACACAGGAAAGTACAAGCGTCAGTCAGGTCTCTCGGGTTTCGAGGACCGTGGGTAACGCGCTTCGGCGCCTTACAAAATCTCTA